TGCCCGACGCGAAGATCGTTGTTTCGGGACACACACACGACCGCTGGATTGTGCCGATCACCCGGGCGCGATTGAAGCGGACGGGAGAGCAGGTATTAGATGAGCAGTTGCACATCAAACTGGGGACGTACAAAGACGAATATACGGTAGGCAAAGGGTGGGCGGTAGAAAAAGGAATGCCGCCTAAACCGTTGGGCGGTGCGTGGCTGCATTTTAAGCCTGCAAAGTTCGAGATGAAGTATTGGGCGGAATTGTGCCAATAAAAAAGCCCCGCCGGGGTGGGCGAGGCTGGGTTATTGGTGTTATTTTGGGTGGGGTGTTAATATATTGGTATTCGATAGCGGCATCGCCACACTTCAACTAAAGCCATTATTAGTTTTTCCGAAGGCCAACCTTCATGATAATACCAAACAGTCCAATATCCATTTACGTATTCAATTTTTACTGAGGGCATTTCAGCCAATAAATCATCAACATTTATATGTATTTTTTTGATCGGAAAGCCTTCTGTTATTAACTCTGCACTTTCCTTTGCGCTTAAAATGTAGTTTTCCATTAATCAATATTTTTATCCCGGTAAAGAAATAACGCCGCCCACGAGCAAGCGCACAAAAAAGCACAAAAACACCCCGTAACCACATCCGACACACCGATGCGCTGAAACGTCGGATAATGCACCCACCAAGCGCATATATCAATTATAAATACAAACCAAAGGGCGGTGCCTGAAGTGCGGACGCGCGTTTCATCAGTAGCGAGCAGCACGGCCGCCAAAATAATAAGGAACGCAACGCCACCGCCGATCGTGCCGGGTTCACCCCAAAGGTCGCCGCAATCGTACCAAATAAGAGCGGCGTGACCGAGTACGACGGACAAAAGCACAAACGACAGGAAATGCCCGCGAATAGTGCCGATATCAAACCCGGATTGTTCGGCGGCTTCCGGCTGTTCAATGTTTATGGTTTGCAGGCCGTATTGTTCGGCGGGTTGATCTGCTTCCGGCTGTTCGCGGCGAATTGTACGCGCCCGCTTTGCCCGCTTCATTTTTTCGGCCGGCTGTTCAGCGTATTGTTCGCCGGACTTTTTGCGCTTATCGTTTAGCAGTTGCTCGATTGTTCGCTCGGATAATTCGGCGAACCGGTCAAAGCGGACGCCGGGCTGTATCCGGCTAAGCTTCATTCGTACAGAATCGATTGGGCGATTGTGCTGGGTGGCAAATTGTTCTGCTGTCATGGTCCAAATAATTATTAGGTTGCGTAATGTTCGGCAAAGATAATTAAACTTGTTTCATACTTGCAAGCGACCGCCGAAAAAAAATATAAAAAAATTAAACTACTTTAATTCACGCGCTCTAACTTTGCCCCTATGAAAGAAATGACGCAAGAAGAAGCGTGGTTAGATTTTGAGCGGTTTATCACCGATCCGGCGCGGTGGGCTGAATTAAGCCCGCGCGACCGCAATACGATATTAGTGGCAAAGCATACGGCATCCGGTCGGGTGGTGCGTAATGGCAGGCAGGTTAAGTTAGGTATTAAGCGCCTCATGAAAATTTTAACAGCGCACGCGCCCGGCCGGTATGTATTTAAGGAGTCCATATATTGTTCGTTGTAGTTTTTTCATGGTTGCCGCCGCCTGCCTTTTGGTGGGCGGCATTTTTTGAGTATGATTTTTTAGGGTGTATAATGACGTTTCTTTTTGCCGGGCGCTGTAAGGTTGCCCGGCTTTTTTTAAAATGCGGGATATCGAGGCGCGCCCTTCCAGCATACGCTGGAGGCCTGCGGATGTCAGTAAAAATATTTGCTTTATTTTTGTGCGCATAAAAATAAAAGCGCGTATCTTTGCAGCACATTATTCACCTTTTAAATTTACTACCATGCAAGATGTAACGATCAGATTTTACTACCTTACCGAAAACAATCACGAATGCCTTATCGAATGCACCAAGCGCCCGGACGGCTGGGAGCCGACGCGGGTAGAGCCGGAGCCGCCGGAATGGTTTACTATTCAGGAGTTGGACACCATCAGCGCAAGGGCTGCCGGGCTACATCAAGCCATTGTTTATCAGGGATATGCCCGTGCAGGCCGTTACTTTTCGGACGAAGCGGAACTGGCAGCCCGCGAATTAGAGGATGCCCGCGAATCATGGGGGCGAATCCAAACCGAACTCGATCGGGTTAAGCACATGGAGCGACAGGCTGAATTGCGGGTGCGTTCCATCGAATCAGAAATCAAAGACAAATTCAGGAATGGATAAAAAAAGAGGTCGCCCAAAAAAGAACAGGCTTTCGGCTAACATTACACTTCCCGCCGACCTGCACGAGGCGACAAAAAAAGACAGGAGCGAAACGGTAGAAAAAGCGCTTCGAAAGTATCTCAAAGAAATTCAGCAATGATAGTTCGGCAAACGAGCCGGGCGCGACAGGCAAGATTTTTTAGTGGTAAATTCGGAAAGCGGCGCTGGAAAGTGCCGCTTTTTTTATTGGTTTGAGCGCTCCTGAATTTTTTTTGAAAAAAAGTTGGGTATTTTCTTGCGCATAAAAATAAAGGCTGTATCTTTGTACCGTTAACTTGATAATTAAAATTTTGCAACGTGAACGATTTATTTTCCTCCATTTTCTTCAAAGACCGCCTAAACGTTGACCTTGACTTTTATGTCGCTAAATTTGACAACAGCGATATTGTCGAGCCGACAGAAGCCTTTAAAAACGGCGAGCCGGTACAAGTTTCCCAAATTCCGGTTCTTGCGCGCCTATACCTTTTGCGCGCCGTAAAAAACCAAACGGCCGAAAATGCGCTGCTTGCTGAAATGCAATGGGACGAAACCATAGCCCGCTGGGAATCCCACCAACACGATCAAATAGACAAAACGCTCGAATCCGAAAGATGCGCGCAATAAACCACCGCCCACTTGTGCGCCGATCATTATTATTTGTTGATCGGCGCACTAAACGGCTGCTACATGGATTATCAGCACTCGAAGTCAGGTATTGCCGAATTAGAGCGCATAAAATCCATGTTTTACCAACCGCCAAAAGAAAGGCCGCGATCGAGGTTATCACGGTTATAATGCCAAATTTCTTATCCACGATCAAACGAAAAGAGCCGCACGGCTTCCGGCTTGGAGAGTACCAGGCGGACGCGACGGGCGAATTAAAAGTGATCTAACTTTTCACCTATAAATTTTTCAACCATGAAAGAGATTGCAAAAATCGAAAAAGCGGAGCTCGTCATTATTGACGACCCGCTCAAAAACTTTTTGAGCCTGACCGACTTCGGCGTGGCCATAGATGCCGACGCCAAAGAAGTCAAACTAAACAACTTCACACGCCTTGAAGAAGGCGAAAACCGCTTCCGGCTGGTGGACAAACCCGTTTACGGCGCGGAAGTGTGGTTCCGTCGCACGGCTATTAATGAGGAAACGGGCGAGGTCATAACGGGCGACGACGGCGCGCCAAAGGTAGAGAGTGCCGTAAAGCGCTACCGTCAAGGCGAAGCGATTGTCACGCCTGCTGAATTTCGGGGCTGGCAAAAGGATAAGCCGCGCAAGTTTTTGGCCTTGCTGGTGTATTCTTACAAGTCGGGCGGGGTGGAAATCCTTACCATATCGCAGGCCAAGCTTTTCGACGACCTTTTTGAGAAGTTGCGCTTTTCCGCCGATGCGCCGAATCCTTTCAAGTCGGACTTGAAAATTATCAAGAAGTTCGACGCCAAAAAAGTGATCGGGGGCAAACCCTTCGACATCTATACCTACACGGTACAGCAAACCAAAGAAAACGACCCGCCGGCCGAACTGCTGGCCGCTTTGCGCTCGCTACCGTTCCTGCCTAACATGGACGCTTTATTCATGAATAGTGATCCTTTTGAAATTCAAAATGCCGCCACCCATGAGTAAAGAAGTCGGTAACAGTCCGAATACAGCGCCCACCAAACGAGGTGGGCGCGTATTAGCGAAATATGAGAGCCGCGCCGAATGGCTGGCACTTCGCAGCCGTGGTATCGGCGGATCGGAGATCGGTACGGTGTTAGGCGTCAACCCGTGGAAATCCGCCAACCAGTTATTTTTTGAAAAGTTGGGGCTTTTTCAGGAAGAAGGCGCGGGCAACATGCGAATGTTCATGGGGAACTTCATGGAATCACACATCGCCGAATTGTGGCGCTTTTGGGATGGCGACGAGGCTTCATTAATGGCCAACTATGCCGAACGCAAGCCCATAAGAAAATGTAGTTACTCAAACAGCACGATTTGGCTGGCGGAAACGCCCTACCTTATCGCCAACATTGACAGGCGTATAGATAGCGTTCCGGGCAAAATCGGGCGCGGGGTACTGGAATGCAAGACGATCAACGGGTTTTACAGCCAACAATGGGCGGCTGGTGTGCCGCCTTCGTACCTGTATCAGATTCAACAATACATGCTGGTGACCGGGTATCAGTACGCCGAACTGGCACTACTCAAAGACGGCAACAGCCTGCAAGTGATCCAGTTTGACGCCGACCCGAACGCGCAACAGGTTATACGTGAAGGCGCTGAAGTTTTTTGGCAGCGCATCGAAAATGCCCGTAAGTTTGCCCTGCAATACCTGCAAGAAGAAGAAAAGCCAAACCCGGACAGATCAGCGCTTGCAGACTACATGCGACTGGTGGAGCAGTATGAGCCAAAAGCCGACGGGTCGCCCGCGTATGAAGAATTTATGCGCAAGCGGTTTGCGGCGAACGGCGGGGAGATGAAAATAGCCACAGCGCAGGATATACGGCTGGCAAAGCGCTACGCCGAAATCAACGCACAGAAGAAAGTGCTGGAAGAAAGCAGACAGGAGGTCGCAAACGAACTGATGCGGCGAATCGGCGACGGCGACGGCATAGACATGGGCGACCTTGGTAAGGTGACGTGGAAAGCCAACGATAAAGGGGTGCGGGTTTTGCGGGTTGCCACCAAGATTTGAGAACGAGACTTGTTGCATAGATGTTATTCTGCTATCGGCGCGGATGAAAATTAGCGCCGATTTTACGACCGAACGCGGCTGGCTGGGAAGCAGCGATTTTTCTGAGGGCAGTTTTTTTAACGGGTTCGAATCCCGGTTCGGTCACTCACTTTCATGAGGCTACAACACGGCGGTTGCAAAAGAGTGGCCGCCGTGTTTAGAAAAAAATTAACTACTGAAATATGTCTAAGATAGCAATTATTGAAATTCAGGCGGGGAAATACAACCCGCACGGCAAAACGATCGTAAGCAACTGCTATATCGCCACGATCGACGTGGTACGGGTGGATTATGAAACGGGCGAATGTAGCCGGGCGAACTTCACCGTCAACCCGATGCAGAACGAGGCAAAGGTGGCCACAGCCCGAAAATTACCCCGAACGCCGTTTGAAAGTATCGCGTGGGACGTGAAAGAGTATTTGGAAGGTTGCGACTTTATGGGTTTTTCGATCCGGCGCCTCGACCTGCCTTTACTCGCTGAAGAATTTGCCCGTTCAGGCATTGATAATTTCCCGCACGAAAGTGCGTCCATAATTGACATTCAAAGCATCTATCACCAAATGGAGCCGCGCAATTTCGCCGCCGCTGTAAAGTTCTACCTCAACAGGGAATACTTAGCCCCCCAAAGAAACACGGGCGACGTGGAACTGGTACGTCAAATATTCGAGCGCCAAAGGGAAATGTACGGGCTGACCGACCTTGAGCAACTGCATGAAATTTCCGCATTCGGTAAAGACATTGCAGACTTCGCAAACCTTACCTACTGGCAGGATAACGGCCGGAAGTTGTACTGGAACTTTGGCAAAAACAAAGATCAGCCCGTCACGGCCGAAGACCCGTTTACGATTTGGTTTCTCAGAAATGACTTCCCGGCGCAATCCCGTAGGATAGTGGCCGATTACACTAACATTCAAATTTCTTAAACATGCAAGAGATTAAAACACTTATGATTCCCGTCGCCCTGACTGATGAAGAAAAAATCGAGATCGGGCAAAACCTTACGGAAAAACTGATGCGCCTTCGGGAACTTGAAGATCAGCGCAAAGAGGAAATGCAGAAATTTAAAATGCAGATCATGGGCGAAGCGGCCGAGGTGCAGCACCTTACCGACATGCTGCACAATGGGACAGAAGAACGCCCGGTCAAGTGTGAGGTGGTGTACCACATGCCTGTAATGGGGATGAAAACAATAATGCGCCTCGACACGAACGAGCCGTTTGATGAAAAGGATATGACAGCCGCCGACAAGAAACGCGCGGACGAACTGATGACACAACAAACGAACGACCTATGAACGAGTTCATCTGCCTGTCAGACGCCGACGGCGAAATCCGCTACTTTGACCCCGCCGACCTTGCGGCACAGGTAGCGCAAACCGAACTGGAAGCTAACGGCGCGGCGCGGATGGCCGGCAAAGGGCTTGCTAAGTTGGTGCTGGAGATGCGGACGGCGCAAAAGGCGCTGCGGGGCAATCAAAGATCGGACGCCGACACCCTGGCTGAAATCCGGATGAAGTGCATGGCGCTCGAGAGTAAGGTGGATGCTACGCTGCCTACTTTTTTGCAAACCATTGAAATGACGTAACATGGCACGACCATTAAAAAACAACGCCGATTACTTCAGCCACGATAATGATATGCGGGACAATCCACGCATCAAAGCCTTGCGGGCAAAGCACGGGCTTGTAGGCTACGCTATCTACTGCATGACGCTGGAGGTGCTTACCAAGGCCGACCAGTTCAGGATACAGGTGGACGAACTTACGATGGAAATACTGGCTGGGGACTTTGGAATTGATGTTCAGGAATTGGAACGCATTATGTCGAGTTTTAGACGTCTAAAACTATTTGATCAAAACGAAGAATACATCGAATGTCCCGCGCTTATTGAGCGAATGCAGCCTTTACAGGACAGCCGCGAGAGAAAACGCCGATGGATTGAGAATATGAAAGGGAAAAAAGACGCCCCGCTGGGAGTTATAGACGTCCATAACCCGGTTTTAGACGGGAGTGCGACGCCTAAAGTACATAAAGTAAAGATAAAGGAAAGTAAAGATAAAGATAAAGATAAAGTAGATGTTGATGACACGTGCGTGCGCACGCACGAGCCGTCGCCAACGTCGCCGTCGTCTTCAATTTTTGAAGAAAAAAAAATAATGGCAGCTTTGACCGAAAAAACAGCCGACCTGCTGGCGATGGAAGCGGAAGGGTCGTTATCGGTTGAGCGGGTCGAAAATTTGCGCGCGGCGTTCGCGGCCGAAATGCAGGCCACAGGGAAGGTTCACGAATCCGAGGTGGATTTGGTTCGGCACTTTGTCGCATGGGTGCGGAAAAAACGGAATTTCACCGGGGTCGGCGCGCCGAATCCCGGCCCAAGCCGGAAAAACGGGATCAACGACGTCACTTTAGACGCCGAAACCTACAAACGCAAACAAATTTTTTAACTTATGGAAAAGAACATTGACGAACTCGCGCTGGAACTTGCGAAGGGGTTAACCCTCGAAGATTTACGCGCCCGGCAAAATGCCGCGAGAAAACAAAACGCAGAAACCACGCAGGAGGCCGCTGCTGCCCTTCAGGCGTACTGGAACAAGGTGTACAGTACTACGCGCCGCGAGGCAAAAAATAAACGATCCTACGGGCAAATAATGGCCTATTCGGAAGCGCGGAAAATTGTGGTGGATTTGCTCAACTTCCGGGCTGATGAAATCGAGGGCATCAGCGGCGCGCCGTTCGCGTGGGATATACCGAAAGACAGCGAACTGGCAGCGACGATCCGCGGGCTGATTCAGTACTTCATTAACGACCCTGAATGCCCGTGGCCGCTGAACAAGGGGCTGCTTATTTACGGGCTTCCGGGCGCTGGCAAAACAGAAATGATGCGGATAATGATGGGTTTCTGCCTGCTGGTGGATTCGCCCAAAAAATTTTCGTGGAGCAGTATGAGCGACGTGTACGGCACAGCCCGCACAAATAAGCAGTACGACTTCATGCAGGTGGCTACGTTTGACCGCTGCCTTGATGAGTTTTTGCGGCATACTGGCAACGTGTCGTACTTTGGCGACCAAGTGGACATAAACGAACAACTGATTGAAGCGCGCTACACGCGAAATCGGACGTATGGCCAACTAACCCACTTCATAACCAACGGAGATACCAACACCGTGCAGGAACTGCTTTCAGCGCCCGCTTTTGATCGGGTGCGGGGGATGTGTACCGGGGTGTTGTTTCCGGGCGGGTCGAAGCGATAACGGGCGCGACCTTTTTCGTGGCGTCACGAAAATGATACCCGACAGATTTACTAACCATTCAAAGTACCAGCATGAGCACCGCCAACTTCTTCATCAAAGCCTGCGAAGCCTACCACCTGCCAGCCCCAACGCCCGAATACCGATTTGACCCAAAGCGCAAGTGGCGGATAGATTACTACTTCGAGGCGAACGGCCGCCGGGTGGCGCTGGAGGTAGAAGGCGGCGTCTGGTCACAAGGCAGGCACACGAGGCCGAAAGGTTTTTTGGCGGATATGGAAAAGTATAACGCGCTCGCTTGTGCCGGAATCCTGCTTCTTAGAACAACCCCCGAGAAACTACTCACAACCGAAACATTTACTAACATTAAAAATTGTATTTATGGAGACTTCTAATTTTGTCGCCCTCAACTGCAAAAAGTTCATTATCCGGTACCACATGGCGTTTTCCGGCGAACGTCGCGAAGATGGACGGCCGAAAGAAAACGTGGCAGCGGCGCGCAAGGTGGCGGATGCGACCACCGAGGCGATTATCAACGGCACCGATTTGCCGATGCGCGATGTACCTAAGTATTTGCAGGCCGAATACTTAAAAAACGTTGAGATTGACCGAGCGATGTTTGCTAATTTTGGCAAAGCGATGTTTGACACGCGGAAACGGTACAACTGGCTGACTGGATACCTGAATGATAAAATTTGATTATTAAACTTTTTTAACTTAAATTTGCACCATGTCAACGACAGCAACCATGAACTTAATTATTCTTGTATTCGCGGCTTACATGCTGCTTTGCGCGATTCAGCGCTGGGACGATCGGAAATCTAACCGTTAAAATTTAAAACTTTACAACTATGGAAAAAGAACAAAAGCAGCCCCCCCTACCCGTGGGACGAAGCGCCCGAATGGGCTAACTATGCGGCTACGGACTGGGATGGTCAAATGTATTGGTTCGCAAATGAGCCAAAAAAGGTAACGAGCTGGATAGGACAAGTAGGCTTAACCCGTCACATTAAATCGGCTGGAACAATAATACCTAATGCCGAAGAAACCTTAGAATCACGTCCAAAATAAATTTACGATGACAAAGCAGGACAAACAAAAAGAAATCCGCGGCTGGATAATGGTGGCCGCGCTCGGCGCTACCCTTTACTTCGCAGCCCCGTTCACGTGGCGCAAGGGCAAAGCGACCCGCACGATGGAAATACCGGAATCTAATCCCGTCGATTTCGACGGAAATAAAACATATCCCGACGGCTATGAAGCCTATCCGCCATACGAACCCGACCCAAGCGCTGAAGTTCAGCCCGAAGGCAATGTCCGGGTGTCGACGGCGGAAGCTGGCAGCGGAATGGGTAACGGCATCCGTGAAGCCGTGCGGCGAATTTCAGGCGCTCAACAACAAGCGAGCGAATGGCAAACCGAAAGCGGCGATATAAATGTTTTCAAAATTGTGATTTGCGAAACAAAGCGGCGCGAAGCGATGGGACGACCCGGGCAGGAATTGGAGCGCTATAAGGACGGCGATACTTGGGCGATTGGATACGGCAATCACATTAAGTATTTATCAGCCGGATGGAAAAACACGATCAAGAAACAGGGCTACAAAGTAACTGAATCGCAAGCGCGCGAAATGATGTACCAAACCTTCCATGATCTCGGAGAGCAGATCAAAAAGGATTTACCGGGGCTGAATCACCGCCAACAATGGGCGGTTAAATCTTTGGCCTTTAACTGGGGCTACGGGAATGTGAAGCGGTCTAAACTGTGGCCGCATCTAAAGAAAGGTAAGCAAGGGCTTGCAGTTACGGCTGCATGGATGCGTACACAAGTGGCAACCGAGAACCACAAGCAAAGCCGACGGCTGGAATTAGCATTGTGGCATGGAGAGGACGCGACGGCGCTAACGATCGGGAAAAAGGCGTATCAAAAATTACAAAAACGTGGAGATTTTGAGCACTATGAGTGAAAACGGCCTTATTATCGGACTTGCAGGCAAAGCCGGCCACGGTAAAAACTATGTGGCGAACGTGCTTTGCGATTACTACCCGGGGATGCGCTTTCGGAAGGTGGCCTTTGCTGATCCGCTCAAACAGGTGTATTCGACTATCAGCGGGGAAACGGTCGAGGATTCGCTGGAATGGAAAAACGGAATGTCGGACTTTGGAATGACGCGCCGCGAGGCTTTTCAGAAGATCGGCACGGATTTATTCCGAAAGCATTTCCATGAAGATATTTGGATATACGCGCTGTTTTCCGCGCTGGACTTTACCCAGAACTATATCATTACCGACGTGCGCTTCCTGAATGAGGTAAACGCCATACAGAATGCGGGCGGTGTGGTATTCCGGGTATCGCGACCTAATTACGAAAGCGGCACACCGGCGCACGAATCAGAAGAAGCGATTGATCTACTCAACCTTGAAACCATCATTAACCCGGGCAACGGGGATTTGGCTATTAAGGCACAGATATATGCGCTCGAGGAGATGGGCAAGATATTCTATTAATTCAAAGGCTATTGATCCGCCGTGCGTGGGTCAATAGCCTTAAACATATAAGCATGCCAAAGAGGCCGCCAACACTATCATCATTAAAGCCTAAGCAGCCGTGGAGCCACCATAGGACGCAAGAAGAACGTACTACTTACAATACCGTGTACAACACACCACGATGGCGGGCTGTTCGTGATCTGATACGGGCGCGTGACCCGGTGTGCGTGATATGTAAGCAGGATGCTACCCACACCGTTGACCACATCGTGCCTATTCGCGATGGTGGCAGCGCGTGGGATATGGACAATCTGCAAGGACTATGTAAGGGATGTAACGCCGTTAAGACGGCGCGGCAACGAGCCAACACAAAAGAGGCAAGGCAGGGGCCTATTTAAAACTTTTTGTTACCTGCCGGAAAATCGGTCGCCCCCCATCACGCAAACGTATGCAAAATTGAGATTTATGCCTAAAGGACGCCCAGCCAAACCCACCACAAGGCACAAAGCCGACGGCACCTATCAGCCCGTCCGGCACGCTAACCGATTAGAGGTAGCGCCCGCAAAGAATCTACCCGACCCACCCGCCGACTTCGACGAACGCCACGCCGCTAAATGGCTGGAACTTACCAGCAACATGCAGGAAATGGGGACGCTCGCAACGCAAGACCTTGATAGTATCCGGGCTTACGTTGTGTTCTTCTTCCGATTTGAGGACGCCAATGCCGTACTGAATAAACAGGGTACTATCATTGAAACCAGCACCGGGGCGAAGGTCAACCCGGCGTGGCGTATCATGGTTGAAAGCCAAAAAGAGTTGCGTACTTTGTGGGCGGCATTCGGATTGACACCCGCCGACCGGGCGCGGATTAAGATTGAAAAGCCAAAACCGACTACTTCAATACTCGACTTTATGAGCGTGACCAAAAAGGCGCAATAAACAGGAATGACCCACAAAGCACAGGAATATATTGCAGGCATCGAAACCGGCCAAATACCGGCTTGTAAGTGGATTAAATTGGCCGTAAAACGCCACCTAAACGACCTAAAACGCCAAAAAACCGAGGCTTTCCCGTACTACTTTGATGAGGAACAGGCCGAAAGAACGCTAAACCTGTTCCAGTTCTTTAAGTTCAGTAAGGGCGCATACGCGGGAAAGCCGTTTGATATTATGCCGTGGTTTGCCGCCATTGTGTATATTTTCTACGGGTGGCGGAAGCCCGACGGCGGGCGAAAGTTCCGAAAGGTGTATATCAAAGTAGGACGCGGAAACGCAAAGACGGAGAACTTGGTGGTGATTGGGAACATCGCCTTCTTGTTCGACGGCGTGCCCGATTCGGAGATCTATTGGGCGGCCACGAAACGCGACCAGTCAAAAATCGGGTGGGATAGGCAGCGGAAATCTTTGCAACAACTTTGCGCGGATAACCCGGAATTGTCCCCAATGCTCAATATTCCGATCGGCCACAATTCCAGCAAGATCAGCAAGCGGGACAGCCTTTCGTGGGTGTCTTATATGGGTAAAGATTCAAAGACCGAAGACGGATTAAGCCCGTATTGCGTACTGGTGGATGAGTACCACGCATGGACAGACAACGGCGTGATGGAGGTATTGGAATCGGGTATGGTAAAGTTCCCCGATCCATCAGTCGTGCCGATGACGTGGATAATCACAACGGCCGGATTTAACCCCAACGGCCCGAACTCGGATTTTTTGAAGGCCTGCAAGAATATGCTTCAGGGTACAATCCAAAACGAGGAACTTTTGGCGTTCATTTACGAACTGGATGAGGCCGACGACTGGAAAGACCACGTCAACTGGATCAAGGCAAACCCGGGACTTGGTATATCCGTCACAATGGAAGGCCTGCAAATGGAATTTAACCAGATCACGACGGGCGGCGCATCGGCGGAAAAGAACTTCCGGGTGAAGAACCTAAACGAGGAATGGAACGCCAAAGACGGCTGGATTGATTCCGAACTTTGGCAGGCCTGCATCGGCGATATACCGATTGAGGAAATACAGACGCGGGAGTGTTGGGGTGGCCTTGACCTTGCGAACACGAACGACTTCAACGCTTTTGTCCTGTTTTACCCGTCGCAAAACGCGGACGAAAAACACCTTATCCTGCCATATTTTTGGACTACCGAGGATAGTATAGAGCGCAACGGGAAACGCCGGCCGTTCGTGACACAATGGGCGGCGGACGGGCTGTTAACGATCACATCGGACAATAGTACGGACTACGAACTGATAAGGCAGGATATAAACCAAATTTGCGGCAACCTTCGATTGCAGGGCATCGCGTATGATCCGCACTTATCCGGCTACCTTGCGCCGCTTTTGCAGCAGGATGGTATCCGGGTGATAAGCTACGGGCAATCGTGGCGCAACCTGTCACCAGCCGCACAGGTATTTGAAAACATGATGCTACGGGGTGAAGTGCTCCACGAGGGCAACCCGGTCGCCGGATGGATGTTATCCAACGTCGCGATGCAGTACGACCGCAACGAAAACCGCCTACCGTCGAAAGGCAGCAGCCCGGATAAAATTGACTTTGTTGCGGCGCTGCTAAATGCCATCGGGCTTTGGTTGCACGATCGGGGGGAGCAGCGGACGGGCGGGTCGTATTTGTTTGAAGAGGATTCTAAAATTATAAAAGTATGAAATTCCCCGAATCACAACACGCCCACAAGTGGCTGGACGGCCTCACAGGCTTAGAGGTAGGCGGGTCGGCGCACAACGCCTTCGGGCTGAACACGCTTAATGTGGACTATACCGACGACCCGAACACGGTGTTTAAGCAATCCGAGGTGCAAATGTGCGGCGAATACATGCCCGTTGATATAGTGGCCGACGGGGCAAAAATCCCGGTGGCGGATAAGTCTTTCGACTTCGTAATTAGCAGCCACGTTATCGAACATTTTTTCGATCCGATTGCGGCGCTAAAGGAGTGGAGTAGGATAGCCCGAAAATATATCTATATTATCTGCCCAAAGCGTGACGCGCTGGAATCTGATCGGGCGCTGCCATTAACGCCGATCGAAGAAATTGAGTTAAGGCATTCGGGCGACATTCCAGCGCCGGAAATTGACCTACACGGCCATTATTCCCGATGGACGCCGAAAACCTTTTGCGATATGTGCGAGGCGCACGGCTTCTTTGTAATTGACTGCCTTGAAACCGACGATAAGGTCGGCAACGGGTTTACTGTAATATTAAAACCATTACATAAAATTCCGCAACTTCCACCAGTAACGAAGCCTATTACTCAAATACGGCATTGACTATAAATATCTAAAGCCTTTATCATGAATCCAGCGGCTATCATGATGTTTCGAGATGAAGAAGACATCATTTACGAAACACTAAAGAAATGGCAGGCAATCGGCATACAAGCCTTTTACCTTACAGACAACTGCTCTACTGACAATTCCATGAAGGAGGTGGAGCGGTTTAAAGCGGAAGCCGGGGATATTACTGTAAGTATCATGAACAGTAATATCTTAAACTACCCGGGGCGCGAGGTTTACAACTTCATGAAGGATAAAGCCATCCATTATGGCCATGACTGGATATTTCCGATTGACGCGGATGAGCAGCCAGCCAGCACGATCCCGGATTTTGATCTGCACAAATACTTGGAAGAATTGGCCGATGCCAGCGAGTTCTACTTTTGCAGTTTTTCCATTCCCTACCGCGACAATTTCTGTAACGGAAAATCACGATGGCACGAGCCGCAAAGAAAGGTATTCGGGCGGGTGCCGTATGCTTGGACGCTTAGTTATGGCAGCCACCAATTTGACACCCAGTTTTCCGAAAAACGGGACGATTTCTTTTATGAACACTACCCTGTCCGTAGTTACGAGCAGTTCAGAAAAAAAGCCATTAACTATATGACCGCGATGGTCGGCAATCCCGATCTGCTATACCACCCACACGCGCTCAACCACGAGAAGTGGAAAGAGCAGGGTGAATCCTTTATCGAAAATCTGTACGAATCATGCTTATCTACTCTGCAATGGCCGCCATTGTGATCTTGTCCACATGGGTCGTTTATGACGCCTTAAAACAGGTTATGAACCGAGAAAAGGCTGAAGATGACGACCCCTTTAAAAATTTGTAAATAAAAAATATGAGAGTACTTATTATCGAGCCGCCCGCACTCGGAGCCGTGGGATATTGGAGGCTGTATCAGCCCTTGCAAGCGATGCGCCAAAGTTTCAACAACTTCGACTTCGATGTCAAACAGGACTTCAAGGAGGGTGAACTAATGATGTACGACTGGCTGATTTTGGCGCGGCCTTCTAAGCCGATTGAAATGGAAATGATCGCCACGGCCAAAAAGTTAGGCGTAAAAGTCGCCGTGGATTATGATGACGACCTATTCAACATCCCGATCATGCACCCGGCGTTCGATACATTCAACGACCCCGAACGCAAGCAGGTGATAGCCACGGCCGCCGTGACCGCCGATGTGTTGTGGTGTTCAACCCAAAGCATTAAAGATAGCATTGGGTTGGATAAGGCTATCGTGATTCCGAACGCAATACCGCTTTACTGGCTACCCGAAAAACCCGCGCCGATCACCAAGTCCGCCGGGTGGCGCGGCCAACCGACGCAATATACGGACGTGGTATTACAGGGGTGGGCTTCCGGGTGGTACGACCGAATCAAAGACGAGCCGGATATGTGGCATTGGATGGGCTGGAAGCCGTGGCCGCTTAGCCCCGGCGCGCAACACAAGGTGGAGAAGGGGACAAGTATTGTTAAGTACTTGGATTATGTCAAAAACGCGGGCATCAACTTGATGTGGAAGCCGCTGCTGCCTTCCGTATTCAATGACGGAAAATCCAACATCGCGTGGCTGGAGGCGACAATGGGCGGGGGCGCGTGTGTAACAAATTATGCGGGAAAATCGGGGTGGGAGACCTGTTTGCCCGATTTTGATTTTACCGAATCGGTGATACATGACGCGTGGCGCGCATCAAGGGAAAAAGTTGTAAAAGATCATGACCTTTACGAGCAGGCCTGCGTGAGGTACGCTTGTCTTTGTGAATAAGAATCGGTATGATTCCTTAATAAAAAAAATATTATGAGTAAAATGCCTTTTACAAATGACGCCTACTTTGGAAGATATAATGAAATATTAAAAGAAAATAACGGTAATTCGATTTTGGCATGGGAGTGTTTAGAGATAGAGATTCGATATGCCACAAACGGATATAGTAGATTTACGTCTTTTGATCTATTTCAGAGCGCTTTTAATGAATACCAGGCAGGCAATTTAAGCAAAAACGTATCTTTAACTTATAGGCCTATTTGGTTTAACGTGTAAAACGCCATGCTGAAAAACGCTGACTACTTCGGGGCTTACGGCAAACACCTTGCGTCCGGCTGCACGCCGCGAGAGGCATGGAAAAAGACCGAACGTGATTTGGCAAAGTTTACAGGCGGGTATAATCGTTACATGACTTACGAGTCTTTTCAGGTGGCTTTTTCGCGATACAGGCGGGGCGAACTAAACAGGCACCTGCTTCTAAAATTAGTAAAGCCTTAGATTTTTTTTGTGTAGTTGGTATTGCAGCCCGTTGACGAAAGTCGGCGGGCTTTTTTATTTACCGCGCGTTAATTAGAGGGTACGCACTTTTGCAAAAAATATAGTATTGCGGATATTTGGTTACGATATTTCACTCAAACGCACACCCGCGACCGAAAAGCGCACGGCGGGGGGATTTACCGGCCAAAACTATCTGATAGAGCATGCGCGAATGTCGCCCGTAACCAACACCCGCGCGACGGACAAAAATATTTTGGGGCTTAGCCCTGTTTGGTCTGCAATCCGCTATATTTCTGAAGGGGTGGCTATGTTGCCGCTGGATGTTTACAGGCGCACGCCCGAGGGCAACATTAAGACGCCTAACCACCCGCTGCAATACCTTATCGCTGATCGGCCACATCGGTATTACTCAAAGTTCGACTTTTTATCGGCGCTGATCTCAAATGCGCTTTTGGGTGACGGGTACGCGCGTATCCATTTTGACCAGTCCGGCGCGCCTTACGCGCTCGAGGTTTTGCCGCGCGATATTGTTAGTATCGAGTTGACCCAGTCCGGGGCGATGCTTTACCACGTTTGGGGCAACCCGGCGCCGGCCACGGTGTTTGGCGGGCTGCAAATTGTCGCGACACTTCAGGATTATGAGGTTATACATATCAAGGGGGTATCGTTCAACGGCATTAAAGGCGAACGCCTTACCCTTACGCACAAAGACGGATTAGGGGCGGCACTATCGGCGCAAGCCTACACAAAGCAGTTCTTTGAAAATGGCGCGGCCGTTGCCGGGGCTATTATCTTTCCGCAGTCGCTGACAAAGGATCAGCGCGACCGTGTGCAAGATAAATTCGCCCGCGACCATTCCGGCTCGGATAATGCGGGAAAGGTGATGGTGCTGGATTCCGGGGTGAAGTACGAGAAAATCAGTATGGGGCCGCAAGAGGCCGCGCTGGTGGACTTCCGAAATTTGAGCGTTGAGGATTGCAGCCGGATCTTCAAGATACCGCTGCACATGCTTTCCAGCCTTGACCGTTCGACGTACTCAAACATCGAACAGCAGGAAAATGATTTTTACGCGCATTGCCTGCCAACGTGGACGCAAAAGATTGAGCAGGAGTTCAACTACAAACTATTCACCCGGCTGGAACGCGAAAAGCGCCGGGCGTTCGTGCAATTTGACTATACATTCGTGCGCATGGGTGACAGCCAAAGCACGGCGCAACTTATAGCCTCTACCATCCAGAACGGGATAATGACCCAAAACGAGTGGCGGCAACGATTAAACCTGCCAACAATGGCGGACGGAAACGAACGATATATACAGCAGAATATGGCACCCGTCGGGATGCTTTCTGAATTGTTAGAGGGCAAAATTGAGCAGGCTGAAGGGGTGGACGTAGAAGAGCCGGACGTAGAAGAGACGGACACAGAAGATCAACCGGCGGCATCGCCACAAATGACCGACAATGATTGAACGCAGGTATATTAATTCGGATTTTGAAATCCGGGCAAAAGACGGGAAAAAGACGCTTCGCGGCTATGCGCTGAAATTCGGCGTGCCTTACGACATGGGCTTCTTTACAGAAGAAATAGCGGCGGGCGCACTTGATGAGGCGGATATGTCGGATGTTCGCATCCTGTTCAACCACGACCCTAATTTGATTTTGGGGCGCACGAGTGCAGGAACGGCGCGGATAGCCATTGACAAGACCGGGCTTTTTTATGAGGCGGAATTGCCCGATTCCCCCAACGGGGAAAACGTCCGGGTGGCATTGGAGCGCGGCGATATTACCCAAAGTTCCTGGGGTTTTCAGTTGGAATATGATTACGAAAACCCGCCCGCTGAATGGACGCGAAAGGACGGGAAAGACTACCGCACAATCACAAAGGTCAAGCGCGTATTTGACGCATCGCCCGTGACCTTCCCAGCAAACCCGGATACCACGGCGGCGCAACGCTCGCTGGATGAGTACAAAAAGCGTTTGCAGGAATCTGAAATGAAATCTAAACTGGCTGAAATCGACTGCATTTTAGCCTCGTGCCAATAAATTTATCACATTATGAAAAACAAACTCGAAGCGCAGCAAAGCGCAGCGGCAGCCGCACAGCAGATCGAAAATCTGCGGGCTAAGGCCGAATCCGGGCAATGGGGCGAGGCTGATCAAGCAGCCCTTGAAGCCGCAAAATCTCAACTCAAAACCAGCCAAGAGGCCGAACGCCGCTTCGCCGAATTTGAGGCACTGGAATTGGCAACCAGTACCTACAAGACCGGACAGGAGCAGCGCAGCGAAACCACAACCGCCGCAAACCCTATGACCGTGAACATTATCAAGAGCGAAAACCGGGGCGACAGCGAAGAGCGCATGGCGCAACGCTTCAGCCTGTTTGATGCCGTGCGCGATGCCGCATACGGTAAGAATCTCACAGGCCTTTCCGCCGAAATTGACCAGCAGGGCAAAATGGAAGCGCGCAAAGCCGGGATCACCGACTACGGCACGGGTTCAATCACCCTGCCTGCCTTCATGGTGGCCAACCAGCGCACGATCGAAAAGCGCGACAAGCGCACGATCGAAAAGCGCGACATGCTTGCAGGTACTACCACGGCTGGCGGGTTTACCGTTCAGACCGAGGTTGGTGAACTGATCCCGTTCCTTGACCCGCGTTTGACGGTTCGCCAGCTGGGCGCTACCTACCTGACCGGGCTGACCGGAAACGTGGACTTCCCGCGAAACGATGCCGCCGCCGCCGTTGGCCGCAAGACGGAGGTTGCAACCGCCGACGAAACCAGCCCGACGTTCGATCAGGTGCAGTTGCGCCCGGTTCGTTACACGGCCTTTGTGGATGTGTCGAAGCAGGTTATTCTGCAGTCGAACATTGACATGGAGAACTTTGTGCGTAACCGCCTGAATGAAGCCCTGTTCCGCAAACTTGAAGAAGAATGCTTCACGAACTCGGACAACACGGGTATCTTCAATTTGGCCGGCGTAAACGACATCACGATCGGCACCAACGGCGGCGACTTGACGTGGGAACTTGTCGTGAAGTTCGAGAGCGAAGTGGCGGCCGATAACGCCGACATGGGGCGCCTCGGTTACCTGTTCACGCCGCAAGTGGCTGGCAAATTGAAAACCACCAAGCGCGACGTGGCTGGTAACGGCTTCATCTGGGAAGGGCCGAACATGAACGCAAGCGTGAACGGCTACCAAGCCTACGCATCCAACCTGCTTCCGAAAAACCTGTCAAAAGGTGGATTCACCAGCGTGCTGCATGGTGGTGTGTTCGGCAACTGGGCGGACTTGCTGATCGGCCAATTCGGTGGCGTGGACATCCTTATTAACCCTTACACGAAGGGCAAAGAGGCTACGGTGGAGGTTATTGTTAACGCATGGTTTGACCACGCAATCCGCCAAGCCGCTTCTTTCTGTAAGTGCGATGAATTGTATCCGTCCTAATGCCACTTGTCAGATTTAAAAAATCTGGCGTGGCTTATGGATACGCCTACAATTTCGGAGAAGTTGGAATTGTTCAGGAATTTCATAAGCAAAGGCTGGTTGACGCCGGGATCGTCGATTTGATAGCCGACGACCCGGCTCAACCGAGCCAATACGAAACACCGGAAAAATTAACGCCTAAAATCGAAAAGCGTGACGTGGGAAGTAGTAAGCGGACCAAGCGTTGAGCCGATAACCTTATCCGAGGCTAAGGCATGGCTAAAGGTGGACGATAGCGCCGAGAACGCGCTGATCGAAAGCCTAATTAGTGCGGCGCGACGCAAGGCCGAACAATACAGCGGACAATTACTACTTACTCAAACGGTACGAGAATACTTTGACGGATTTCCGCCGTATCAGATCGAACTATCCTTCCCGGCGAACAGTATAACCGCCGTAAAGTACAAAGACGAAACCGGAACAGAACAAACCGTTTCTTCATCGGATTATTCGGCGGACATTGTAAGCAAAGCCCCGCGTATTTGGATTAACCCGGACAAAGCATGGCCTACAACAGGAAGTTACCCGAACGCTGTTTCGATCGAATATTCTACCGGATACGCGACGGCTTCAGACGTGCCGGACACTTTCAAAACAGCTATTTGCCTGCTACTGGCATTCTTTTACGAAAATCGCGAGGATATGCCAATTTCAGGCAGCAACGATCCGCGCGTCCGCTCGTTTAATCTAATCCTGCACAACGAAAAAACAATGACTTGATGGATAACCTAAGCGCGAAAAAAACACGCATCGGGCATCTCGATCAAATTATTGAGATACAGACACCAACGTACAGTACTACGGTGTACGGCGAACAAACGCCCGCATGGTCGCCGCTCGTTACATTGTACGCAAACGTAGAGTATAGTACGACCGGACAAATGGAGGATGTAAACGGAAAAACCATAAAAGAATATCGCCCCGTAATATTCACCGTGCGCTACCGTGCGAACGTTACATCAAAAGACCGAATATTTTATGCGGGCGACGCGTACGATATTGAGAATATATCACACGAGGGTAGAAAGCGATTTACTAAGTTAATTTGCATGTTGAGGAAATAATGGCGCGCGGAATAAGCATAGATGTTCGGAAGTTCAACGAAGAAGCAAAGGTGCTTGTTCAGCAGCTCGAACGGTGGAGTACGGATATTCAAAAGGACGCACAAAAGATCGTAAAGCCGGCCGCCGAGTTTACCGCAAAAAAAATAGCCGAAAAAACACCAGTATATAACAGGCGACATTACAGGTATTCAAACGGACAAAAGATAGCAGAATATTACCCGGGCAACCTTCGCAGATCAATACTGAATCTTGACCTTAGAAAGGTGCCGGGCGCAATAGTAGGGCCGAAGTTGGGCGGAAGTCGCGGTAAGTTTTCGGGCGCTCGAGTGGATGGGTACTATTTCCGATTTGTGGATCGTGGCGCACCCGCAAGGGGGATACGGCCGCAAAGGATTAGGTCGAAAGGCGCGGCGGCTGCGAGGCAAACGGCGTACAGGATTATTCAAAAGCGGCTTATTCAAAGATTGAAAACATTATGAGGCTAAAACTTCTCAAAGAATATAAAGGCATCCCGGCGGGCGCGGTTGCAGACTTTAACAACGCCCAAGAGATGCTGGACAATGGATTAGCAGTTTGGGTGCCGCAGGACACGGCATGCAAACTAAAGGATGCGGAACTTTACGGAGAATGTACGCACCCGATCAAACAAGACACGACAGGCACGAAAAAAACAAAAGCCGGAAACGGCCAACTCTAATTTAAAAAACAGTTTTTTGCCATGCCTACAACTGGAACCGTTAACGGCCGACTGATTAAAATATATGTTGACAGCACGGCCGTCACATGCCAAACAAACAGCACGCTCGAGATGACCATGGAGCCGCGCGAATCCACCTGCAAAGACACGGTGGGCAACGCTGCCGCCTTTTTGGCTGGCCGCACATCGTGGACAATGGGCGGCGAAGCCAAACTGGCTTTTGACGCATCGAAAGGCTTTAGCGCCCTTTACACCGCTTGGAAAGACGGCACGCAATTAACGCTTGCTTTCCAGTCCACGGTATCCGGCGACAAGGGTTATTCCGGCGTTGGCTTCATCACTTCGCTTTCGGCCGACACGCCGGATAATGAAGATTCAACATTCTCTTTTTCCATTCAGGGATCGGGCGCGTTGACCGAGTTCACGACTTCCTAATCTTAACAGACAAAATATGCAGGTTACTCTTTTTATTGGTGGCAAAGAACGCGCCGTACAGGTTGACATGGGACTGGCTTACGACTACGAGGTAACTACCGGACGGCCGCTACATGAGGATATAAACCACATCGTAACAGGTAACAGCCTTGTGAAGATTGTGGACCTGATGTACACGGCGCTGGTAGTTCCAATCCGTGAACGCGGCGGTGTTGTGGACTTCCGGCCGCGCGATGTTGCTGCATGGGTAGCAGAAAGCCCGACGGCCGCCGAAAAGTTTGCGCGTATAATGAACGACGCGTTTAGTATTCCAGCGAGTGATGAGCCCGAATCTGAACAAGGCGAAAAAAAGAGCAAGGCGGCTATTGGCAAAAGCTGATAGCCGCCGCCGCTTACGCCGGAATGAGTGAATCGGAATTTTGGAGGACTACGCCCGCTTTTCTTCACGCTCGAATACAGGCCAAAAAATCAGAGGAAAGAACGCAGGCGGAATTTACGCGGGTAATTGCATTCTATGCCGCCAACGCCGGAAAGTTTAAACCCGTGCCAAACATGCGGAAATTTTGGCCGCTTCCGTGGGATACAGTTGTTGAGTTCGCAGAGATTGATATTAACGCCGCCGCGCCGATGCTTTCAGCAATGGATGCAGCAATAGCGGAGCAAATTAAACGGCAAAAAGATGGCACTAACTGATTTAAACGTAGCGCTAAGGCTTTCGACCCGTGAGTTCAATCGTGAACTTAACAAGGCGACCAATTCGCTTCAACAGGCGTCCGATCGCATGGCGTCTATCGGCAATACGCTGACATTGGGGGTAACTGTCCCATTGTTGGCTATTGGAGCGGGTGCGGTGCAGGCGGCCGGGGAATTTGAAAAGTTGAAGTTAGGGTTAGAGGCTACAATGGCGGGTGCCGGGTATTCTATCGCAGAAGCTCGCATGGAATTGGAGAAATTGCGAGAAGTTGCAAGAGCGCCGGGGATTGACTTTGAGCAGGCCGTAAAAGGCTCTTTAAGGCTTCAGGCGGTAGGTTTATCAGCGGATCAAGCCAGAGAAACTATTGCCCAATTCGCTAACGGCGTTGCGGCAGCTGGTGGCACAGCCGACAACCTAAATAGCGTTACCACTCAAATATCCCAGATAATCGGCAAAGGCAAAATTTTAAACGAGGACTTAAAAATCCTTAAAGAAAATATGCCTTCAATAAGCCGGGCAATGGTAAGCGCATTTGGCACGGCTGATGCAGAAGGCTTAAGGGCGCTTAATATTAGCGCAGAAGAATTAGTTGTAAGATTGACCCAAGAATTAGCAAAAGCCCCAAGAGTTGCGGGAGGGATTGCTAACAGTATAACAAATGCGCAGGTATCAATTCAGGCCGCCGCCGCAAGGATTGGAGATGCGCTAAATAAGGCGTTTAATATTCAGGGCGGGATTGATAAATTTGCTACATTTATAGAAACAGTAGCAGACGCCTTCGCAAACCTTACACCCGAAACCCAACGCGCTATTTTTGCTGTCGCGGGGTTTGCTATTGCACTCGGTCCGGCTATTCGATTAGGCGGGCTTTTTGTCACAACATACGGCGACGCGCGTATCGCGATGGCTAAATTTGCCCGATTTGCTAACGGTGAATTAAGAAACGCAATGGCAGGCGGCGCGACGGGTGTTGGCAGGCTTATAACAGCATTTAAGGCGCTCGACGCAACTACCAAGGCTACGATTACAGGCGTGGCTATCGGCGTATTTATAGCGCTTGCAGCCGCCGTCGCAACTTACGCTTCAGCAAGTGATGAAGCGGCAAAAAAGGCGAAGATATTATCTGAAATCCAAACGACGGCCAAAGAGCAGGCGGCATCGCAGATTGTAGAGGTTGAGCAGTTGGTTCGGGCTTTTAACAAAGAGAATGCGACGCAAGAGCAAAAGGAAGGAATACTTAAAAGGCTGCAAGAGATTGCCCCAAAATATTATGGACAACTTGACGCCGCAAAGGTTACGACAGAGCAGTTAACAGAGGCAACAAAGTTATACCGAGATGAATTAATACGGGTGGCCACCATAAAAGCGGCGACCGATAAGATAGCGCAGTTAGAGTTGGCGATGGCCGACTTGAAAGAAGAGGCGGAATTAACGCCTGTGCAGGTGGGGTTAATTGGGTTAGAGGCGGCTGCAAAATCTGTACTTAATCCATTTAAAGCTCTTTCGGCTGTGCAGGAGGCGGTAGCAAAAGGGCAGCAACAGGTTACAGATAACGCAGCCAAAGCCAAAAAGGCATACGAGGATCAAAGGGCGGCGCTTGAAAAACTTATTGATGCAAATCAAAACTTAGACGACCTTTTCAAGAAAACAAAAACAACACCAGAGCCGGACGCGCCGGGCGGTGGCGCACCCACCGCCGCGCCACCCATAGACTTAGAAGCCCTACGCCGCTCGCGCCAGCAATTCCAAGACTTCGCGACCCTGCCAACTATTCAGACGCCGGGGGCGGTTGAGGGTGGTAGCGGGTTAAAACAGATCGAGAAAGGGTTGGATAATATCCGGGATAAGTCAAGGCAGGCCGCTGAAGGTATGGCGGCGCTTGTTGACCCGGTGCAAAAGAATATTGATACGCTGACTAATTTCGCGCAAAAGGCCGGGCTACTTTTTGAGGTTATTGACAATGAAGTAGTAACAAGCATAGATAAATTTGGCCTTCTTGGTGATACGATCACGGGAATATCAAATGCCATTGCAAGTGGATTGGGTGACGCAACAGACGGGTGGGCTACTTTTAAGAATGCAGCCGTTGAAGCGATTGGTGATGTTATTGGTAAATTGGTGCAGCAATTTGTGGCTCAAATAATTGCTAATACAGCCAAAGCGCCAGCCATTGCCGCACTCGGTCCGGCTGCAATTCCAATAGCAGCGGGCGCGGGCGTTATTGCATCCGCCGCATTTAAGCGGGTAGTGGGGGCTGCTAAATTCGCCGACGGTGGCGTCGTGTACGGCCCGACCCTCGGACTTGTCGGCGAATACCCCGGCGCATCCACAAACCCGGAAGTTATAGCGCCGCTATCAAAACTAAAAAACCTTATCGAGCCTTCCGGGGGCATGGAACTACAAACACGCATCAGCGGCAACGATCTATTGGTGCTTCTTGAACGTACAGAAAAACAGCGTAACAGGTTTAGATAATGGCCAAACGTTTTCATAGTACTTTTTACAATCTTAGAGGCTCACGCTTTGACGTGGAAATTTGGGATAGTGAGCATACGGGCGATTCGGTGGAGATCGAACTGGCAGAGCCAGGTATTTCGATAAGGTACGGAAATGAAAACGGGGAACGGTATTCGGCGGTGATTGGATCGGAGGCGGAAATTAGTATATTAATTACCGGGGAAACCAGCGAGGATATTATTCATGAACTGGCAGCAAGTCAGGAAGGGCGATTTACGGTTTACATCACCCGGGGCGACGGGTTCGCGCGGCAATGGATCGGCCGGGTTATGCCGGATATTTCTATTTACGAGGATATTCAATATCCGTACCTTTTTACGCTTAAGGCTACGGACGGACTGGCAGCGCTGAAGAATATACCGTACAATAATGACGGCGACCCCTACTTTGGTGATGCGCGTTTGATCACTCACCTGACAAACGCCATAACCAAACTTAGTCACATAGACAGGCATTACAACAGTACGGATATTTTCTTGATAACGTCGGTGGACTGGTGGGAGGAAACAATGACCAGTTCAAAGTCAAACGACCCGCTCTATTTATCGTGGGTGGATCACGCTACTTTTTACGATTTTAAGACGAAAGGGGAGCGCGAATACAAGTCTTGTTGGGATGTTATTAACAATATCTGCACGACGTTCGGGTGTAGGATATACCACGTTGACGGCGCTTATTTTGTGGATCAGATCACATACCGAACTTCTACTAATGTCGAATCGCGGCGATATAGCAAAGCCGGATCGTATTTAAGTAATTCAACAATAAGCGGCGCAAACGACATAGATCAGACCGTAAATGGCGCACGGCTTACACTTGTACAATACGATTACCTTCCGCCGCTTCGGCATACCCGGATAATCCACGAGGTGAACAACCGCGTGAATTTGATCGGAAGCGCACAGATAGACAATAGCAATAAAACCCTAACCATATACCAGCCCGTCGAAACCAACGGCGGACAAACTACGCTACGGCTTACAGGCAATATAAATCTGACAGTCACAAATGATGACTACACAGGTTCAGCGCAACAACTGCTATTTATTTTTGAGATCAAGATCAAGGTCGGGACAAAGTACGCGCTTAGGCAGTATCAAATACAGTTCTACAACTGGTCGTACTCTAATGCGTCGTGGGAAACCGGAAGCGGAAGCCGTATATCTTACATATTGTCGGCATGGCCGCGACCTTCGACGGGGCAAACGCTAAACTATACCATACCGATAAACTGGACTTCGCCGCCGCTACTCGAGGGTTCTTCGGCTGGCACTTCAGAGTTCGCTATGGATTTAGTTGGCGTTAAAACCTTTGACGGTTCCGGCGCGGAACAAAACCTATTTTTGGGGGACTTTACGATTAGTTGGGACTTTGATAATGCGTGGCTGGAGGTGCTTTCTTTTGGGCAACCGTCTTTGAATGATGACGAAGTGGTGTATTTTACAGACTCAAACGAAGCGGCTACTAACACAGCCATTGCAGTTATTAACACATTGGTCGGAGATTATTATGTTAACCCCAATTCGATAGGCCGCTTAAAGACAGGCGCCTCTTCTACGTCCCTAACCAATACACAAAACTGGGGTGTGGGCAACGCAACCCGGAACAAACCAATACTTGAAATACTTTCAGAGTACACGTTCAAAGGCCAAAACAAGCCGATCAAACGGATGAACGGCACCCTTACGGGCGGGTTTGATCTGAAGAAGCCGTTTAAAATTGCTTCAACGCGCTACCTGCTGATGGGCGGAACGTTCAACGCGTCGCGGGACGAATTGACGGGTAACTGGTTCGAATTACACTACGGTGCGGAAGGTGTACCAGCCACGCCTATCAAGCGCAAAAAATATACCTATACAGCGCCCGACCCTTCGCAGGACAACGTACCTTCGGGTAATGCAGGGGCGGGTGGCGGCCCGCAAACGGAAAACATAGGCAGCCCGTCGGCCTCTATTTTGCGCCCGGTGGCCTATGCCACTACGGACGGAGAAATCGCGGCGGGCGCTAAGACTACAATAGATATTGAGCAGACCCTGGTATTTGGCGACTTTGTGGACGGTGACGTGGTGACGATCGTTCACCCGATCAAGGGCTTTTTTGAGGATTTGACAATATCGGCCACCAGTCAGGATAACGACACAAGCCTCGACGTAACCGGGACGCTGCTACTGGATTATCCGGCATCGTCTTTTATCCTGAAGAAGCCGTTATTAAGTGCATTTAAGTTGCCCGGCGGTGCGGCGGATAAAGACCTGTTAATTTGGGACGCCGGGGATTCGCGTTGGAAATCTTGGACTTTGAGTAAATACGTTGACGATACAGCGGCGATTGCAGACGGACTTGAAGCGGGTGATATATATATTGTTGACAAAGGTAACGACGCTATACCTGAAGGCGTCTTAAAGGTTGTATTATGAATATATCCGGGCCAATACGCGCAATTATTGCGAATGACAATACCGCCAACACGGCGCTGCAAAACCGTGTGTATCCGGGGGTATTCCCGATACAATACACTTTGCCGGCCGTGGCTATTAATATCGTGATGGTGCAGCCTAACGCGACAAAGACCGGCTCCGGCGACGTGGACGCGGTGATGGTGCAGGTGGACTGCTATGCAGATTCTTACTCGCTGGCTAATAATATTGCAAAAATTTTGCGGGACGTGCTGGACTACTTCCGGGGCGACGTGCTGATCGGCGGTCAACTGATTAGTATTGACTGGTTGAATTATGAAGGCCAAACAGACGCGTTTGAAGAAAAGCCGAGGGAGTATCGCGTTTCTTGCGATTACTCTGTAAGAATGAACCGGGTGGGCGCGATAGGTGATTACGACGGCGAACTGGTGATACCTTCCGGCGACAACTTTATTCAGGTGTTCGGGCCTTATGTGGATGACGACGCCGCAATGGCCGACGGATTAACGACAGGACAATTATATGTAGTAGCGCCGGGGAATGATGCAATCCCGGCCGGAATCATTAAAAAAATTGGTACGCCATGAGATACAAATTAGCAATCCTATTTTCTCTTTTCGCGCTTTCGGGATCGGCGCAAATTTTCAAAACAGCGGGCATCCCTTACACCGCTACAACGCCTTCGCACACACCGTCGGCTTCCGGTTCGGCGTGGGCGATTGATACCGCGAATCTTGATTTGTACGCCTACTACGGTGGCGCGTGGAATCTTGCCGGTGAACGCATCCAGACTATCGGCGGTTGTGCAGCCCCTGCTTACACGCCGGGCAAAGGCCAAAGCGTCTTCGTTATAAATGGCTGCGATTCGCTGTACTACTACCGTTCGGGCGCGTGGGTGGTTATTAACGCGGGCGGCGGTGGCGGTGGCGGTGGTGTAAGTGACGGCGATAAGGGCGATATTGATGTGAGTGCTTCGGGTACTGTGTGGACTATTGACACATCGGCGGTCACGAATATCAAAGTAGATAATAATGCCATTGACTCGACAAAAGTAGGCGACAAGACGCTTAGCCTTAGCGACCTTAACGGTTCGTGGGGTGTACAAAACGGATCCGTGCTAAAGTGGAACGGTACTAACTGGCGACCCGCTGCCGACAATACCGGGACAGACGGCAATGGCATTTATAGTGGCGACGGAGATATACCAACCAACACCGACGCGACCTTGCCACTTAATAGTTATTTGCGCTTTGAGTGGCCAAGCGGCAATACCGCATTTATCATGGACGATTTTGGCGACACGGTTTATTTGGCCGACCCTTCGCTGGCTTCTTCTGTTTTGATTTCCGCTTCTAAGGTCGGCCTTCGCTCAACCGGGAATATCGAACTTTGGGGCGGCACAGGTGGTGCAAAGTTGCGCATGTTAGAGCCTACCGGATCGGGAACCAACTACACGCAAATTCAGGTCGGCGCACAGTCGGCGGATATAACATACACACTTCCGGCAACAACCGGAACAGATGGCCAATACCTGCAATTTACGACGGGCGGCCAACTGCAATGGTCAACGGTGGCGGCCGGGGTAACGGATGGGGATAAGGGGGATATTGACGTGACGGCTTCCGGCGCAACGTGGACTATTGACACGGGCGCGGTCACAACCGGGAAAATATTAGACGGCACAATCCTGTTTGAAGACATCGGCCAAAACAGCGCATCTAACGGACAGGTGATTAAGTGGAACGGCACAGCATGGGCGGCGGCGGCGGACAATACAGGCGGCGCGGGTTCGACGGATTTAAGTTGGACGGGTGCTTCTTCGCCTTACATTCTTAATAGCTCTTCAGGGACGGATGTAGCCTTTGCGCAAGGTACGGGCATTACATTATCGACAACCGATTCAACGCTGACAATTACCAACGCTTCGCCCGATCAGACGGTGGCGATAACCGGGGCGGGGATTTCGGTTGTAACGGGCACATATCCGAATTTCACCATAACCAGTACCGAGGCGGACGGTAGCGCAACAAATGAAATACAGAACCTTACCCTTTCGGGTCAATCGCTCGGAATATCCAGCGGCACAGGCGTAACATTGCCCGTAGTAGGCGTATCGGCCGGAACCGGAATATCTGTATCGTCGAGCATCGGCACGGTGACGGTAACGAATGCCGCACCCGATCAGACGGTGGCGATTACAGGCGCGGGCATCTCAACAGTTACGGGCACCTACCCTAATTTTACCGTGACCAGCACCGAGTCAGACGGATCAGCCTCGAACGAGGGTATTTTAGGCGTAGGTGCTGGATCGGGTACGACCGCCACGATTACAACAAATACGACAACCGGGAACGCTGTAACTATTGCGGGCGGTGGCATTGTTGCGATTACAGAAACAACAAGTTCGAACGGCGGCACTATCACAATAACAGCAACTGAAAACGACGGCTCTACGATAAACGAATTACAAGACCTTTCTTTATCCGGCCAATCGCTTTCAATATCGAATGGAAGCGGTGTTACGCTTCCGGTTATAGGGGTATCGGCTGGAACTGGAATATCCACAAGTATATCCGGCGGCACGGTGACGGTGACTAATTCGGCGCCCGATCAGACGGTCGGGATAACCGGAACCGGAATAACGGTTGTTTCTAATTACCCGAACTTTGCACTTACAGCAGCAGACCAATCAGACACTAACGAACTGCAAACAATCGCCAACACATCCGACGCCACCAGCCACACAGTAACCCTGTCTAATTCGGGCGGGTCGGTGCAATTAATCGAAGGTGCTGGTATTAGTCTATCGACAGGCGGGTCGAGCAGCGCGGGGACGGTTACGATTGCGGCCACAAATAGCGGCACAGTTACATCGGTGGGCATTACCGCACCGGCCGCTGGCATAACCGTAAGTAATAGCCCTATCACGTCGAGCGGAAATATTACACTTGCGCTTGCAGATGACCTTGCAGCGGTGGAGGGGCTTAGTACAAATGGAATCGCCGTAAGGACTGCAACAAATACTTGGGCGACAAGAAGTATAGCCGTTTCAGCCGATGCCGCTTCAACCGCCGCCCTTAGTATCGGCTTCCCCGATGGCGTATCTGGCAATCCAACAATAAACGTAAGGACATCAGCGAGTAGTGTTAAATTAAACGCTTTAGTCGCCACAACTGGCAATATTACGTTAAGCGGAACCCAATCAATAGACGGTATAAATTTGTTTGCAAACAATCGCGTTTTAGTGAAAAACCAAAATACCGCGTCCGAAAACGGAATTTGGGTTGTTTCTTCGGGCGCTTGGTCGCGCGCGACCGATTTAGACGTAAATGACGAATTGAATGGCGGCGTTATTGTTTACATCAAAAGGGGCACCGCTAATGGTGGCAAATTTTTTAGGCTTACCACTTCTTCAGAGCCGGAAATGACCATAAATTCTACCGCGCTCACTTTTTCGGAGATATTTGACGGCTTTACTTTGACCGACGGGGATAAGGGCGATATAGACGTGACTTCCTCGGGGGCTACATGGACAGTTGACACAAACGCAATCACTACCGGGAAAATCGCCAACGCTACAATCTTACTCGAGGACATTGCAGCGAACGGAGCAAGCGCCGGGCAAATAATCAAATACAATGGTTCAGCGTGGGTGATAGCAAACGACAGTATCGGCGGCGGTGGTGCTGGCGTAACGGACGGCGACAAGGGCGACATAACAGTATCCGGGTCGGGCGCTACTTGGACGATTGACGCCGACGTGGTGGACTCTACAAACGTCGGCAACAAAACACTATCGGTTGACGACCTTAACGGCGGGTGGGGTGCAGCCACCGGGACGCCGCTGGAATGGAACGGGACTAATTGGCGGCCGGGCGTGGATAGCAGCGGTATTTATAGCGGGTCGGGCAACGTACCGGATAACACTATACCAAATGTGTTAGGGTATTTTGGATTCCAATACGACACGGGCGACGGCGAAGCAATCGGCATTAGTAATTCGGGCGGCACAGTCCGAATTTCAAGTCCAGACGCCAACACTTACACGCTTGTTGAAAATGATTCACTAACCATTGAAAGCGATACCAAGGTTAAGATAGTAGCGAACACCTTAGACGCTTCCGGGGTTACGAACTTTATCGGCTTCCCATCCAGCGGCGGCGTGACCGACGGCGACAAAGGCGATATAGACGTGACCGGATCGGGCGCTACGTGGACGGTGGACACGTCGGCGATAAGCACGATAAAGGTAGCGAACGACGCTATCACCTTTGCAAAAATGCAGAACAGCGCAGCCGCCGGGCTTTCGGTAGTTGGGCGAAGCGCAAACAGCGCCGGGGATTTCGCCGAAATAAACGCGGGTACAGACGGATTTGTGTTGCGTAGGTCGGGTACTACTTTGGGGTTTGGCACGGTGGCGACGGCTGGGATAGCAGACAACGCCGTTAATTTTGATAAGTTTCAGGACATTACAGGGAATAGCGTTTTGGCTCGAAATGCAGCTGGGGACGGAAGCGTTAATCAGGTTGCGCTCTCTTCATCTAACCTACTCGGTCGCGGAAGTACGGGCAACGTTTCCGCGATTACTTTAGGCACAAACCTGTCTATGTCGGGCAGCGCGCTCAACACAACCGGGCACCCGACAATAAGCGGCACACCAACAGCCAACACGATACCAAAGTGGACTTCCGCATCGCAATTAGGAAGTTCACTAATTACAGACGACGGCAATCTTGTTGCAGTCGGCGGTACAACTGGTATTGTAGTGCCAAACGGTACAACTTTGCAGCGGCCGGCGCTACCGGATGACAACGGTATTGTCCGATACAATAGCACGATCGGGGCGCTGGAGTATTACAAGCCGGGTGGATGGGAAGCGCCGTTACTTTCGGCTACGGGGACGGGGCTGGATACGGCGGGGCGGGTGTTGTTTGCGGATGCGAATGGGCGGGCGTCGGGGTCGAGTAATTTGTTTTATGACGCAACCAACAGCCGCTTAGGTCTGAATTTTCCAGACCCTACATTTCTCTTACAAGTTGTCGGCACTCAGGGCGGGGATGCAGGTGCTTTTTCTTATGATAGATATGGCGGTAGCCCTTCATTTGTGGTTCGGCGCGCAAACGGAACATTGTCATCACCGGCCGGGCTTAATAATAACGACATTATATGCAATTTTGCTTTTCGAGGTCATAATGGGGATGCGTTTTCGAGCGCATCAGCGGTTCTTATATCTGCCCGGGCTGCCGAAACATGGAGTACCACAGCAGGCGGATCGCGCCTAACAATTAACACCACGGCAAACGGCGCAACATCATCTACCCAGCGCTTTGTTATTGAAAATAATGGCAATATCGGCATTGGGTCGTCAAACAATCCCAAAAACAAACTACAAATATCCGGCTCACTCGGTCGCAAAACGCCCGTAACTGTAACAGCAACCCCTTACGCGGTACTCGACGACGACACATGGATAATTGTAAACCGCTCGTCATCTACAACAATTACTCTTCCAAATGCAGCCGACTGGGACGGGCGGGAAATTACCATCAAAACCATACAGGCGCAAACGGTTGTTTCTGCAAGCTCAAATATTATTGCAATTACCGACCCTCCAACCGCATCTCCAACAACAAGCATCCTGCCAGCCGCCGATGGTGCGTGGGCGCTGCTGGTAAGCGACGGCACTAATTGGGTAATCATGCAACGCGGATAAAACAAACACTAAAATATGAAACACATCATTTTCCTTCTTCTTTTCCCGCTCGGTCTGTTCGCGCAAGATCAGCCCGACACAACCGCCGTTGCTTATGAAAACCGGGGCGGCATCTTCTACACGGTCACGAAAACAACCTACCAGTCCGGGCGCATTGTGACGGAAGAAACGCCTATTGGTACGGATACGGCATCGGTAGTCAACGCCATTATCGGGCCGGTATTTTTGGAGGGCGCTAAACTCGCAGAGCAGGCGGCAAAGGTCGCCCGCATAGCGAAGTTCCGCGCTCAACTTGCAGCGGCCAACACGGCGCTTACCGCACTTATCGGCTCGGATTATTACGACGTAACAAACAACCTTTTGGCCGCTGAATTTTTGGGCGCTGCTGATGAGGAAACCGGGCAACAGGCCGAATCCGTGCAATGTATTATGCGTGTTGACGGCGGCGCACCGATTACCGCATCAATCCGCCGAAATGCCGCCGGGCGCTTGGTTTATAGGCAGGGAACACAGAACTTTATGCTGGATATTATTTCGCGCAACTGGATAAGGATACGCCGTTACGATGGCTCGGATACCATTACACCTGAAATATCGGCGGTGGACTTGTTCAAAGAAGCGCCAAACCGCTGGGTATCTCTTGATCTAAAATTTATACTTCGCTTATGATGAATCTATTTCTAAAAAACGGCTTCTATTGCGCTGCCGGGCTTATCGCCATTCCAATTTTGGCCGGGCTGGTGATCGTTTCTTTCATCGCTAACGCCCTGCTTTGGGTTATTGAAAAAGTCCACCCATGAGCAAATTAGGCATCAAAAATGGTATTTGTATAGCCGTGTTCGCGGTCATGTACTGTCTGTTTATTGTGCCGCTGCTTATCGGGATGTGGGTGCTAAATAAAATGGATTAGTTCACTTAAAAATACAGATATGGAACCGAAAAAATGGTATCAATCTAAGATCGTGCTTTTCAGCGCATCAACACTTTTACTGGTGGGCGGCGACCTGCTTACGGGCTTTTTGACCGCAAGCGAGGTGACGCCCGAACAACTGGCAGCCATTGAGCAGGCCGGGCCACAAGTGGTGGAGGCGGTGCATGACATCAAAGCCGGGGAAAATGTTTTCCAAACCATTGCAAGCATTTTCCCTGCAATCATTCTGATTTTGCGGGTGTGGTTCACGGCTACGCCGATTGCGCCGATCGTGCCGAAAAAAAACTAACCTGTCTGTTTTGTCCTATGCGGGCGGAGGGTAACGCCTTCGCCCGCTTTTCAAAGAATCAACCATGAGCGAGGCTTACAAATTTTTCGGCGACTGGGTGCGCCAACAAGGCGGTAACGTGGTGCTGCTTTCCGTCGCCATTGTGTTTTTACACACCACCAACAACGCACAGGTGGCCGAACTAAAGGAAACTATATCAAAGCAGAGCGCCCGAATAGATCAGCAGATTGATGAAATACGAAAGTGCGACATGGAGCGCGCACGGCTCGAGGCGCGGGTAGAGGGGTTGATCGTTCAATTATCGCAAAAATTTCCAAACCTGAAATAAAATGAAGAAACTAAAATATTTCACGGCGGCCGACTTTCGAATGGATGGTCAAGACGTGAGCGATAAAATGAACCCGGCGTTTTTGGACAAACTGGACAAATGCCGCGAACTGGCAGGGTTCCCGTTCGTTTTAAATTCATCTTACCGCACACCGGAAAAAAACGCCATGATCGGCGGTGCTAACTATTCGATGCACTTATCCGGCCGGGCGGTGGATGTGCGGGTGGCGAATGGAGATCAGCGGTGGCGGATTGTCCGGGCTGCTCTGTCTCTGGGGCTTTCTGTTGGCATCATGGAAAACGCGGTACATATTGATGACCGCGATGGTATTCCGGTTATTTTTCACTATTACGCATCCAAAAGGCGAAAATGATAAACGACCTGACACTCGAAAAAACGCAGCCTTACACGCTCCATATTCGGGTGCGGTACAGGTATACTTCAGACTGGCATGGCCGGGCGCTTTTACTTTCCGATCTGCACATTGATAACCCTAAATGCGACCGGGCGCTACTTATTCGTCACCTTGAAGAAGCGAAGGCGGCTGATGCGCCCGTACTGATATTTGGCGACCTGTTTTGCGCCATGCAAGGGAAGTTCGATAAACGATCCAGCAAAGGCGAAATGCGGCCGGAACATCAGCAGGGTAATTATTTGGACGCGCTTGTAAAAACCACGGCCGAATTCTTTGAGCCGTACCGCCATCTGATAAAGTTTATCACGCCGGGAAACCATGAAACCGCGATACTCGGACGCCATGAAACCGACTTAACCGACCGCCTTGCTTTCGCTTTGGGTTGCGAGCGCGGGACTTACGCGGGCTGGGTGGTGTGGGTGTTTGAATATGAAAAGTCAGGCGGGAAAGTGCATACGATTCCAATGGCTTACCATCACGGCTACGGCGGGGGCGGGCCGGTCACAAAGGACGTAATTCAAACCAGCCGGAAGGCCGTCTATTTGCCCGACGCGAAGATCGTTGTTTCGGGACACACACACGACCGCTGGATTGTGCCGATCACCCGGGCGCGATTGAAGCGGACGGGAGAGCAGGTATTAGATGAGCAGTTGCACATCAAACTGGGGAC